TCTAAAGGTACATGAAAATATTATTGTGTTTGCTAAACAAGGTGAATATACATATAACCCTCAGAAATGGGAAGTAAAAGAAAAAGAATTTCTCACGCAGCGTAAAACAATGAGTATATATGGAGAAACAAATAATGTATATGGCAATATGAAACGCAATCGAAAGCCTGATGATGGTACTAGAAATCCTATTAGTGTGGTTGCATATAAATGTCCTATTACGGCAGCTAAGTCAAAAACATATAACCCAGATATTGATATTAGAATTCACGAAACACAAAAACCATTGCTTTTAATGGATTATCTTGTAAAAACATTCTCAAATGAGGGTGATGTTGTGCTTGATTTTTGTATGGGAAGCGGAACGACAGGTGTAGCTTGTGTGAATAATAATCGTAAATTTATTGGAATTGAGTTGGACAAAAAATATTTTCAGATTGCAAATGAGAGAATATTAAAATAGGAAGAAATGAAAAGTTTCAAGCTTTCGTAAAATGAATATAAAGGTAGGTGAAAACAAATGAACTATGACTTTGAAGGTAAGGAAAATGCTATTACAGTGGAACATTTAAAGAATGGTGAGATTTGTAAGGTAGTTGGTTTTGGTCAGTCAATGACACCAATTTTAGCATCAGGGCAGCCAGTTATTTGTAAACCTGTTACAGAAGATACAATGCTAAAAAAGAATGATATTGTACTCTGTAAGGTTAAAGGTAATTATTATTTACACAAAATCTCAGCAATAAAAAATGGTGTAAGCTATCAGATTTCTAATAATCATGGACATGTTAATGGCACTATTACACGAAGCAATATATTTGGTGTGGTTGTAGAAATTCTTTAAGAAGGAGAATAATTATATGTCAATAGGTGATGGAAGAAAAACATATTCAGACAGCACATTAAAATCTATGACAAAAGATGAGCTGATTGATATTATTCGCTGCTTAGAAAGTAATTTCAGAAATGTTCATGAGACAAATGATATTCAGTATGAAAACTGTAAGAGGTTGTTGAGTGAAGAGAAGAATAAAACACTTGATGAAGTTCTAAAGACTTGTGACATTGAATGTGGATTTTACAGTGGTGATGTTAAAAATCTTACAAGACACGTTTTAATGAGAGTGTTGGATGGATTGAGAGAATAAATATTTGTGAGGTGAGTAGATGAAAGCATATAAGTGTGATATTTGTGGTAAGTATTGCGATTATTCTCATAATATCTATGGCAACATAATGGTGCGAACTAAAAAGAAAAATTTTAAGAAGATGAAAAATATAAACGAATTATGTGATAGTTGTTTTGAGGATTTACAGAGATATATACAAGATAAATATTTTGAGCACATGGATAAATATTCAGAGTAAAGATTCGTTTCTTGTGGAAATGATTTTATACAACGAAAGGAGAAGACAATATATTGAACAGCAGTATTTTTGTTCCTAAAACGATAAATGTTGGATATCAAAATCGTTCAGGAACTTATACGGGAAAACTTGCCTATGTCATTTACTATGATGAAAAAGGCAAACTGCGAAAAGAAACATCGTGGAATAGTTGGCGAGACAAGGATATTCCAAATAATGAATATGATAATATTCCAACTGAAGGATTTGTGCTAAATAAGAAAGCTGGTGATTACTCTACAGGATGGGATCACAGACATGCTTATTGTAGAGTATATGATCCAAGAGGATTTGAGTTTGAAATTACCATTGAAAATTTATTATACATTCTCGAAAATGCGAATTGTATCAAGGGTAAGGGACTTGAAGGAGAATTTATATATGGATGGGATGGTAAGGATTTAGTTCTTATGCCTGTTGAGTCACCTGACTATAAGCAAATTAGTGAGTTTAATAAAATTATTCATAATAATGAAACTATTAAAGCAAAAGATTTAATTATCGGTGCTACATATCTCACAAAAGATAATGAGAACTGGATTTATATGGGTAAATTTGAAGCTTTTGACTATTGGGGAGGAACAAATAAAGGTAAACATTTTTGGTTTTGGAGAGGTAGTTATTTTGAACATTATAGGTCAATGCCAAAAAATAAATTTATCAAATGTATTGATGATAAGTGTAATGAAAAGTATGCAAACATTTTTGATAAATTAGAAGGAGAACCAGAATATTCTCCATATGATAGCAGCAAAGATGAATACAAATATTTTACACTTGATGAATTTAAAGAAGAGCGTGGCGACTATTGGAGAGGAAGTTGTTTTATAAGCGAATATTATAGTGGAAATAAATGCGTATTTGACACTTGTAAAGATAATGATTTATATATTGTTCGTAAAATACAAATAGTATGTAATTATTATTACCCATCCGAAGAACGTGTTGAAGTAACTGATATATTTCCGACTACATCTAAAATGGTTAAATCAAACCGTTATCCATATAAAGACATAGAAGAAAAGCATATGATTCCAGTTACATTAGAAAAGATTTTTGAAGTGATGAAACCAATGTATATTCAAAAATATTTAGCAAATGGCAGAGAATATAAAAAGGAGTACGAAATTAAATGAGTAAAAACGATGACAGAATTTTAGAATTAAAGAAACAGATTGAAGCCAAGAAGAAATCAATTTCTGAGAGGAAGGTTAGATTTATTCCTGAAACAAATTGCGTTCTTAATATGGATGGAATGACAATTAATCTTAACGTGTGTTCAGATGATGCATTATTATTACTTTTGATTAGATTGAATTCATATTTAATGTCTGCTAAGGATCTTAATATGGCTGATTTTGAAATTTCAGGATACAGTGTGACAGCATGGATTAAAGATATTAAGAGTAAGTTAGAGGTATCTGGTCTGAAGAAAGAAGAATCTGATTTGAAGAAAATGGAGAGCAAGCTGGACAAGTTGCTTTCTGATGATAAGAAAACAGAACTGGAAATTGATGAGATTGCTGCTTTATTGAAGTAAAAGAGAGAATAGTACAATAGGTAGTATATTTCATAAAAATACATACTATATATAGTGGTCGGATAAATTTAAACTACTATATATTGTAATAAAAAAGACAAGAAATATCGGTTTCATACGGAGGTGAAAAGATGGAGATTTTAGGAAATAAATTAAAGAAGTTTTTTGATAAAGTGGATAATCCACCAAATGATGCAGAAATTACATATGCTGGAAATAGATATGAGGTATGGGAAGTATCTGAAGATTTATTTAATAAGATGTGTGATATGTCGGAAGAGGAATTTGTTAAATTAGCAGGTGAAGAAGCATGGTGGAGACAGAGTGATGGTAGTGTACTTGGTGTTCCTGATTCATATTTTGAAGTGAATGGTGAATGTTTACTTGGATGGAATAGATGGGAACATGAAACAACAAGATATACTAATTTATCTGAATATCTTTGTGATTGTGTAGGTGCTTCAACAGGTAAAAATGTATGTGCTTGTGCAACGGATCTTGCTAAGTACAATGATATGACTATGGCAGAATTGTTTGAGAAGTATGGAGAATAATTAAATGACTTGTAAATATCCAATAACTAGCAGAAGTTATAAGTTTTGTTTAGCTTGTAGTGATATAGATTGTTGCGAAGATGCAGTTACTTCCAATATTCCTATGCCGGAAGTACAGCCACCAAAGAATATTATTCCGTTTGCATCAGAAGCAAATAAAATGACAAACAATGCAATTGATAGTTGCACGACACAGCAATTAGCAGAATTATCAAAATTGATTAGAGATGCGATTGTAAATGGTAAATTTTCAATCAGTAAAGATGGTTGTTTAAAACCTAAAACACGAAAGAAATTAGAGGAACTTGGCTATAAAGTCGAAACTGGTACTCAATACAATGAATCATATTACAGTATTAGTTGGAAGGAGTAAATATGGTATACGGAGTAAAAGTAGGAATTAAAGCAAAAGATATTTATGATAGATTAACACCTGCTGAAAAAGAAAGATTTGAAGAGATTGTTATTTCAGGTGTGGACAAAACAGAAGATGAAGTAATTATTACTGCAATTGCTATTGAAAAACATAATTATGATGAAAATAAATATAAGGAACTTGCAGAAAAAGAGTCTTGGGTTATGCAAAACATTGGGAAAATGAGTAGTTGTCCAAAAAGATCTCTGTAAAAGCACAGTAAATTTCGATTTCTTTTGGAGAATATAATTATAGAAAGGTAGGTACATATATGCCAGTACATGATGATTTAGGCGTTAGAATGAAGACATTCTATGAGCAGATTCCAAAGACAAAGTTAATGAGAAGATGTCCTGTGGCACTGAGAATTGACGGAAAAGCTTTTCATACGTTCACAAGAGGATTTCAAAAGCCTTTTGATGAAGTATTGATTAAGTCAATGCAGGAAACAATGAAGTATTTATGTGAGAATATTCAAGGTTGTGTTCTTGGATATACGCAGTCAGATGAGATTACGCTTATTCTTGTTGATTATAAGAAACTTACATCTTCAGCATGGTTTGATTATGAAGTTCAGAAAATTTGTAGTATTGCAGCAAGTATGGCTACGATGGCTTTTAATAAAGCTTTTGAAAAGAATGTAGAAACTGAAAATCACTTTTTTACTGATGAGTGGTTAGATGATGAAAATTTCAATCCTAATTATAAAAATAAAGAATTAAGAAGTTTATGGTTAATACACAATAAAGCAATTAAAAAAGGTGCAATGTTTGATTGTCGTTGCTTTAATATTCCAAAAGAAGAAGTAACTAATCTTGTATATTGGAGACAATTAGACGCTTCTCGCAACTCAATTCAGATGGTAGGTCAAGCCAATTTCTCACATAAAGAATTGCAGAATAGGTCATGCAATGAGATTCAGGATATGTTGATGACTCAGAAAGGTATTAACTGGAATGATTTACCTATTTATCAGAAGAGAGGAAGTTGCTGTGTAAGAAATAAGATTATTATTTCTACTGATGGTGTCATGGCAACTGCACATTTAAGAGATTTTTCTAAATCAGAAAATGAGTGGATTATTGATACAGATATTCCTATTTTCAAGGGTGAAGGTAGAGAATATATTGATAGATTGGTATTTATTGGTGAAGAGTAAATAACATACCATATATAGTGAGCGTAAAGCACAACAAACACTATATATGGTATGGAAATCAAGACCGAATGAAACTGACATTTCTTGGTGCAGATTGGAGAATATTATTATGGAATATAAAAGAGGTCGTAGGGCGTGTCTTAATTTGATACGAGATCCAGTAGATAATTATATAGAACATAAAGATGAAATCGAAGAAGTTCTTAAACCATTCACAGTAGTTCCACGAAATAAAATATCTAAAGTAGATACAGACCAATGGTTATATGTTAGTTCAACTCAACAAGATAAAAAATATGTAAGAGCAGTTGAAATTTGTAAGGGTAGTAAAATTTACAGTACGGATGAAAATGACTTATATGAATTAGACAAAGAATTGAATGAACTTGGATTTAAGACAAGAATGGGTAGAAATTGCGATACAGGAACTTTAAGTATCGCAGTCTTGGAAGAACCTGAAGAGGTAAAAAATTGAAAATATGTGTAACAGGTCACAGACCAAATAAATTATATGGATATAATCTATCTGATCCACGTTGGCAGAGATTAAAAGAACAGTTCAAATCAATTTTAAAAGAGAATAATTGTGAGGAAGCAATTACAGGAATGGCTCTTGGAGTTGATACAGTGTTTGCATTGGCAGTATTAGAATTAAAAAACGAAGGATATGATATTAAGCTGCATTGTGCAATCCCTTGTAAAAATCATTCCTGCAAGTGGATTAAAGAAAGTGTTGACCAATACAATTACATTCTTTCTAAAGCAGATATTGTCAAATTGGTATCTGATGAAGAATATAAGCCTTGGTTAATGCAGAAAAGAAATGAGTATATGGTTGATTTAGCTGATAGAGTTATTGCAGTTTGGGATGGCTCAAAAGGTGGAACAGCAAATTGCGTAAAATAT